CACCCCGAGCTTTATGATCAACGAAAAGTCGAGAAGTTGATTCTCGAGCGAACGAAGATCCCGAATGCCGTTGATCTGTTAAAGCCAGAGCCTAAGATCGAGGAATTAAATCAGGTTAATGAGAATCTGGCGATGACTCTCGGTCGACCGGTAGCAGCTTTCCCCGAGCAGGATCATTTAGCCCATATCCAAGTACTGATCGATTATATGACCTCTCCCTTCCTAGGGCAGTTGCCGATCATAGCACCGACCTTCTTGCCTGCGGCCCTAACGCATTTGAAGGAGCATATCGCGTACTGGTATGTTTCTCACGTGCACGAGATGACGAGTGCCGCAGCGGGACAGGATATGGGAGATCTCGCGAAGATCAAGGACAAGGGGGTAGCTCAGGAGATGGATCGTACCCTTGCTGCAGCCTCGCGGAAGGTCATACAGGGGGTGGCAAAGGCCCTCGCGGATATTCCAAAGGTAGTGCAGCAGGCTCTGCAGTTGGTTCATCAGTTCTCGCAGGGTAACATGCAGATTCCTACCGACCCGAACATGCAAGCGAAGATTGCGAGTGACGAACGGGTTAAAACGCAGCAGCTTCAGAGCCAGGCTGAGACTGCTAAGGCAAATAACCAGGCGAAGCTGCAGCAGACTCAGATGCAGCAGCAAGGGGAAGACCAGAGAGCACAGGCCGAGATTCAATCTCGGGAGCAGATCAATTCCGAGGACAACGCAACTGCCCTCGATATTGCGGCTGCTAAGATCGAGACCGGACATTCTACTAACATTAGCACAGGTACCGGAATCGGCGGTCACGAAGGTCCGACGAATCCCGGTGGAGGAACTTAGAGATGGCGAAGAAAGATGAAACTTCGAAGACCGACCCGAAATCCGACCCCGTTGAGGCTTCTCCCGAAAGTCTGGGCTCCGATATCCCCCCAAAGGCAGCCGAAGCCCCGAAAAGACTCATCAAGGACCGCATTAAGGACATCGAGAAGCGGTGGGGTAAGGAGTTCACCGAAGTGATGGCTGATCTACACGATCATGTCTTCGGCACGAGCCAGCCGCACGATGCGGGTGAGAAGAAGGAAGGCTAGTTCAATCCATGGGGCGGGTTCGCTCGCCCCTCTTCCAAGGGGTAACTGAAAGTGAGTAACGAGCGAGATATTGAGCAGGAGCTAAAGGACCGGGGGCTAAATGCCCCCCGGCTATCCCCGGAACGTATCGATTCTGTCATCGTCTCCGAGGAATTCTGGGTTTTCCAAGGCAAGCATATGGTCTGCTGCCTAACCCTGTTAAACGGGTTTACTGTAACGGGGGAGTCCGCCGTAGTTAGTCCCGAGAATTTCAGGGAGGATATCGGCAAGAGGCTTTCCCGCGAGAAGGCCCGCGATAAAGTCTGGGCTATGGAGGCTTATTTGTTGCAGCAACGGGGTTACGAGCTAGGGAAGCTAGGCGTATGAGCGAGTTCGTAAAGAGTCAAGACGAGCCGAGTGCCGCCCATGAACAAAGACCCTACTCCAAGGAGGAGCAAGCCCAAATCTCTACCTTCAGAGATCTCGAAAGAGATTTCATCGCCGCTTGCAACTCCCTTGGTTCCTCTAGGGATCTCTCTCTCGCCATCACGTATTGCGAGAATGCGACAATGCGCGCCCTCCGCCATATCGTTACGGGACGGAAGGTACTCTAAAGCGAATTGTCCTGTTTGCGGAGTAAACTCTAGTCGAGGTAAAGTTTGTAGAGAGTGCCTTAGAATTCAGAAACCCCGAGACCCCAATCGAAATACGATGTGGGTCTGGGCTTGTAAACGATGGTGGAAGGTATAGGAGTTACTCAGATGGCGAATACTGGCGATATGCCCCAGCATAAGGGGATGGCGATGGGAACGAAGACCCCCTCCAACTCGGGGCCCCCCACGCGGGAGAAGTACCGGGAGGGAGGCTCCGTGCATAAGAGCCATGGGCACGGGAAGGGTACTCCCGGGCACGGCTCCCATGGGCACAAGAAGATGCCGGGCAAATAAGCTCGGCTTTTGCAAGTAACTTAGGAATCGAATAGCATATGGCGCTATCAGAGAGCTTCCTGGAGGCTTTGCAGGGGCTAAAGGCAGTGCATGCTGCCGAAGCCCTTGCTCCCTCCGAGAGGGACCAGACCGAGTTCGGATATGGGAAAGCGGTTGGTATCTACCAGGGTATTCTGCTAGCTGAGCAGCGCTATTCGGCATTGCTTGAAGCAGAGGAAAAGAAACAACGTGGCTAATGGAAATGTAGTCGGAAATCGCGCGAGTCGAGAGGTTAGCCAAACCAACCTGAGGAAGGTTGCAGCGCAAGCCGAAGATCGTTCTCCGCAGAAGACTGTATATGCCTTCGATAGTCTCGAAGAGGCTTTCCCGCTAGCTGACCCAGGCTTAGAGCCTTTCGGATCAGAAGTCCTTGTTCAGCTCCGTACACCGCCTACGAGGTCGAAAGGCGGTATCATCATCCCAGATGAGGCACGAGAGACCGACCAGTGGAATACACAGGTCGCGAAGATCGTAGCAGTAGGACCCGTTGCATTCCGTAACCGTGATACGATGGAACTTTGGCCGGAGGGCTCCTGGGCAAAGCCCGGCGAGTATGTGCGAGTTCCAAAATACGGTGGCGACCGGTGGTGGGTGGATTCGGAGGGAGTCGATAAGAAGTCTCTCTTCGTGGTTTTCAACGATATGGATCTAGTCGGTCGAGTGCCCGAGGACAAAGTCCTTGGCATGATCGCCTATATCTACTAAACCCCTGTTAAGAGGTTGTCTCTAATGGCTCAAGACGATAAAGATAAAGAACCCGAAGTTACTCCAATTGGCCCGGGGGCCGATGAGGAGGAAGTTCATATCGAAGCTGATGAACGGGAATCTTCGCGAGGCCCAAAGGCCGATGATGACGAGGATGATGAGCGGGTTGGTCGATCGGAAGACGATGAAGAATCGGATGAAGACGACGGCCGGGAACGTAGACGTGAGAAACGTCGGCGCGAGAAACTACATCAGAGAGAGAGAGTTCGAAATGATCGTACCGAGCTTCGGTTTCTGCGGCAGCGGAATGAGGAGCTTGAGCGTCGATTCTCTCAGGTAGATGCCCGACTGGATCAGTCGGACCTCGGGAATATCGATGCTCGTATTGGAATGCTCGATCAGCAGATTGCTGAGGCTGAGCGTTTGCATGCCGAGGCGATCACAAAGCAGAACGGGGCCGCAGCTACGGAAGCGCTGCAGATCCGGGACGCATTTCGCGATGAGAAGTCTCAACTTACATTCGCGAAGGGTCAGAGAGTACAACAATCCCGGCAGCGTCAGCAGCAGGGTCAGCAACAGCAGGTAGATCCGGCTGTTGTTCGAAACGTCGAGAATTGGCTTAGCGATAACGATTGGTTCGACCCCCAGTTGCGGGACGAGGATTCAAGGATCGCTCGTGCGATCGAGGATTCCCTATACGCCGAGGGTCGCTTGGATGCTCGTAGCCCCAAGTACTGGGAAGAGTATAATCGGCGTCTCGCTAAGCGTGGTCTTGGTCCGAAAGCTTCCAATGGACAAGATCGGGACCGAGATGATGATTACGACGAGGATGAAGAAGACGATCGTCCCCCGAAGAAGCGGCAGGCTCGTGGTCCTAGGATTACCACGGGTGGGAGAGAGCGTCCTCTAAAGAAAGGCGAAGTCTATATCTCGGCTGAACGTCGCGAGGCGATGGAGAAAGCCGGAGTATGGGAGAACCCCTCCCTGAGAAACAAATATCTTCGTCAGTACGCGAAGTACGATCAAGAACATCGCGGCGAGCGCCGCCGATAAGCACTCGTTAGGAGAGCTGAATGGCTAAGAGAGAGAATTTGAAACGTGCGAGAGGCGAAGCCTCTGGCTCTCGTAGGGATCGTAGATCGGAAGATCGTCAGATCCGTGAAAATCGGGAGCTGAGTGATAGCGAGCGCGTTGATATGCTACGCAGAACTTTTTTCCAGTCTGCGTTACCGGATCTTCCGAAGATCGACGGATGGCATACTTGCTGGCTTACAACTCAGAACCCGAGAGACCCGGTTCATGGACGAATGCGATTAGGGTACGAGCTTCTTCAGGCTCATGAGATACCCGAATTCGAGCATATGGGGATTAAGGACGGCCCCTATAAGGGTGCGATCGGCGTTAACGAGATGGTTGCTGCGAAACTGCCTCAGCATCTGTATGAAGCCTTTATGCGTGAGGTGCACTATGAAGCGCCCCTTGCAGAAGAGGAGCAAATCTACAACGATGCTCTGGCAACTGGTGAGCAAGCGGCGCAAGCCGCTAAGCGTGGTGGGCGTATGAAGGCTCCGATCATCGAGACCGGGACGCAGGAACTGGGACAGCCCCGCGCTGTCCCGACCTTCTCGGACGATTAGTCGAATGAGTTGGCTTGGGGCATCGCGGATAACCCAAATTTTTGGAGTTGTCCAGAATGCAGACCTTCAACCCCTTTGGCCTGCAACCGGTAAACAGTCCCCAGGGACCCGGTGTACGGCCAGGCAACAACGCAGGTTCGATTGCCTCGGGGGCGGCTTTCAACGTCTTTATGAACGCTCCCGTTCAGATCGACGCGGCGACGCCTTCGAGCAATCTGATTCTTTCCACGGCTCTCGGAGCGGCGGGGGCCGGTGCTGCGGCAAATCGCATCATCGGTTCCTTCCAGGGAGTCGAATTCACCCTAACCGCAACGGGACGGCGTACTGTCTCGAATTTCTGGCCGTCCGGTACGGTCGCAACTCAGATTACGGCGTGGTATACCCGGGATCCATGGCTCACCTATAAGATCCAGGCTAACGGTTCGATCCCCGCGACGGCTCTCGGCGCGCAGGTATCGCTTACCACGAACGGTTCGGCTAATGGAAACACGACGACCGGTTTCTCTACCGTAGGCGTGGAATCCTCGACCGGATTTACCCAGAGCAGCACTAACCAGCTGCGTATCGTTGGGTTTGATCTGGATCCGAATAACTCCCCCGGCGACCCGTTTACGATTGTCCAGGTGCAGATCTCGATGCATCAGGATGTCGCGAACCAAGTCGCGTACTAACCGCAGCCAGAAAGGAGAACTACAATGGCAGTTCCAATGCGGAGTACCGACTTCCGCTCTATCGTCGAGCCGATCCTCAACGAGACGTTCGATGGCATCTACGACCAGCGCCAAGACGAGTGGAAGATGGTCTTCCGCGAGTTCCGTGGTACGCCCCGCAATTATCACGAGGAGCCTGTGCTCTTCGGTATGGGTGCGGCTCCGGCGCTGCCCGACGGTACGCCGGTTACCTACCAGTCCGGCGGTGTGCTGTTTATTCAGCGCTACGTCTATCAGGTCTTCGGCCTTGCCTTTGCATTGACTAAGGTGCTGGTTGAGGACGGCGATCACATCAAGATCGGACAGATCTACGCTGAGCATCTCGGTCAGTCGATGATCGAGACGAAAGAGACCCTCTGTGCGAACGTCATTAATACGGCGTTCACGGCAGGTTTCAACGGTGGAGACGGCGTGCCTCTCGTGGTTAATAACCACCCCCTGGCACCCCCAGCCGGAACGGCAAGCAATCTGTTGACAACCCCGGCGGCTCTCTCGCAGACCTCCCTTGAGCAGATGCTCATTCAGATCCGTGGTGCAGTCGACAATAACGGCAAGCGCATTCGTCTAAATCCGTTGCAGATCGTTACCGGTCCTAGCAACATTTTCCAGGCGGAAGTGCTACTCAAGTCCGTTCTTCGCACCGGCACGGCGAACAACGATATCAACCCCGTGAAGTCCATGGGATTGCTGTCGAAGGGGCAGGCGAACATTACCCGTTTGACTTCGACTACCGCTTGGTTTATCCAGACGGATGTCAAGAACGGGATGAAGCTTGCTATGCGCCGCACGCTCGAAAAGAGCATGGAGGGAGACTTCGAGACCGATAGCATGCGGTACAAGTCTACAGAGCGTTATATCCCGTCGTGGACTGATTGGCGCGCGATGTGGGGAACCCCAGGTCTCTAAGGAGTGCTCGGGCGGCGGCGGTCTCCTCGGAATCAGTTACCCCGATCGCTGGGGATGTGCGCGCCGTCGCCCGAACCTTCTCACTAGGAGAAAGATCAAATGCAATTCGATGATAATTTGCTGATCGGTCCTGTGGTGCCGGGGGGGACTTCCCGACCCGGTTTGCAGGCCGGAAACGATACCGATGGATCGAGTCCCCAATTCCGTGGAATCGGTCCTTTGGGTCGAAACTACGTTTATGACATTGTTCCTCTCGCCTTGGGAGCTGCGAACGTGGCCGCCGCGCAGCAGCTTGCGGGTGCTGGGAATATGGTGCTTACGGCGGGCACTGGAGTTACCGCGGTAGTAGTCAACGGACAGACTAGACTGCAGTTCGATGTTCCTCGGGCGGTCTCTCTCGCCTCTACGGGAAATATCTCTGGGGTTAACTTTACCATCTCGGGCTTCGATATCTATGGTCAGGCGATGACCCAGACAATCGCGGGTCCGAATAATAACACCGTCAACACCACCAAGGCTTTCTTTCAGGTTACTCAGATCGCCGCCAATGGAGCCGTGGGCACGAACACGAGTGCCGGAACCAGTGACATTCTAGGTATCCCGGTCATCGTCTCCGACCGTGGCTATGTCGATCGTGTAGGTTGGGCTAATGCTCTTGCGAACGATGCCGGTACTCTTACCCCTGCGGATGCTACGTCGCCCGCTACGGCAGCCACTGGAGACGTTCGCGGCACCTATCTGCCTAGCAGTGCGACAAACGGGGCTCGACGGCTCATAATCGAGGTATTGCTTCCGTCTACCGCGGTAGGCCCGAAGGCTACGAGGCTCGGAGCGCTCGGCGTCAACCAGGTGTAGGAGGGGTCATGCGTCCAGTTACTTTCAGTCGAGCGCTGGCTGCAGCGGCGGTCGGGGCTATTGCTGCGGCTCAGACCACAGCGGGTGCCGCCAATCTCCTTATCAACGGGACGCTGGCCTCGGGGGGAGTTGCAACCTTAGCTGCTCAACAGCAGCTAGGGTTCACTTCGGCTGGCAATATCGCAGCGGTGGTCTTTACGATAACCGGCACCGATGATGCCAATCGAATTATCTCGGAGACCGTTACAGGGGTCAACGCTAACACGGTTAATACGGTCCTGAACTATAGGACTGTGACTTCGATCGCGGCTAGCGCTGCGGTTGGAACGAACGTTACCGTTGATACCCTGCAATTGGGGTCTTCCCTTCCCATTCCGTTAGATCTCTACCTGCAGAATGGTCATGGGGTTTCCGTTAAGGCCACAGGCACGATTAATTATACCGTGCAGGTTACGAACGATGACCCGTTCAGTACTAACCCCTCTACCCCGTTAATCTGGATTACCGATCCGTCATTTGCAGCGAACCAGGTAGCTAGTGCTTCTGGAGCCACTGCTTTGCCGTTCCGAGCTGTTCGTTTGCTTACCAATAGTGGGGGCGGTTCGGCCCAGATTACGGTTTCTCAACAAGGGCTAATCGTATGAAAGACTTCAAGAATACTACAAAGATGGTTTCGGGCCATCATTTCGCGGCAGGCGGACACGTCGAGCGCATGCCCTTTGCTCGTGAACACCCCCTGAGACCTACCACCTCGGATGAGGGCAATTCCGGGGTGAAGCGCAGCAAGCCAACTACGGAGTCCGAGAAGACCCTGGGCGGCAAAAGCGAGCTGAACTCCGGGTATGCTCACGGGGGTAAGGTAGTTCATGTCCATCAGCATTACCATAACGGGAAACGTATGCCGTCAAAGCGGCAGATCGAGAAGGCCCGACGTAAGGCCGAGGGTGGTTTGATCTCTTCAGGAACGGCAGGAGTCAAGCTTGGTCAGAATGCCACGGCGAAAACTTCTGGTCGTGCAACGCCAAGTCGGTCAGGCTTTCGCAAGGGCGGGAATATCGGCCCGATCAAGAAAGGCGCTCTCCACAAGCAGATGGGAATCCCCCGGGGCGAGAAGATCGGCAAGGCCAGACTTCAGAAGGCCAAGCACTCTTCGAGTCCCCAGGAACGCAAGCGTGCGAACTTCGCTTTGAATATGAATAAAGCGACCGGTGGAACGATCAATCCCCGGGCTACCGGGGGGACGATTAACCGTTATGCGACCGGCGGTACCCAGAACCCCATGAACTGCGGCGGGGCTATGTACGCTAAGGGTGGGGAAGGAGGCGCAGAGTCCGTAATGCAGCGGCACCTTAGCTCCCCTGCCCCACGGGGGCATAAGGGACTAGGAGCTATGATTAGACGCGGGCGGTAAGCTTTGCTATGCTGCGCACTCATAACCAACCGAAGCTAGCTGAAGAAGCAGGCTGTCTCACCCGGAGAAGCCTACATGCCATTCAGCGGTACCGTATCGACCACGGTATTCAACGTCGGTAAATTGATCGACCGGGCTTTCGGTCGGTGTAAGCTCGCTCCTCAGCAGATCACTCCCGAATACATCCAGATCGCTAAAGATCTGCTGTATGCTTTTCTATCTACCCTCGGCAACGAGGGTATTCCTTTGTGGGCGCAAGCGAAACAGATAATCCCGATCTATGAGGGCGTTCAGGATGTTCCCCTCGGACCCGAGGTGATTGATGTTCTTAATGCGAATCTGCGTACCTCGACACGACTGACCGGTAATACGGGACTTCAGACCTCTTCCGAGGGGGTGGCTACCTTCGCCTTCGACGGGGATTTAACAACAGCATGCACTCAAGTCTCGGCCGGCGGCAATATCACCGTAGGTCTCGGGGCGGACTATAACCCCTCGACGTGGGGGTTTATGCCGAACGTCTCCGGTACTTGGGACTTCGCTTTTCAGACTTCTGGTGATAGTATAACATGGACAACCGTATATACCGGATCGGCCGTAACGGTCGTCTCTGGAGAATGGTTCTGGACGGATATCGAGGGGATTCCCGAGACTGGCGTAAGCTGGGCCCGGATGCTCGCTCTGAATACTACTGTCCTAGACGTGGTAGAGTTCGTGATCGAAGACGCACCAAACGAGATCCCGATCGCGAAGATCAACCGAGACGATTACGCGAATCTGCCCAATAAATGGTTTACGGGACGCCCGGTCCAGTTCTGGTACGATAAGCAGATTCCCAACCCCCTGATAGTCCTTTGGCCGGTTCCACAGTTTCAGTATACGTTTAATCAGCTTGTCCTTTACGTCAACCGGTACATTATGGATGTCGGGGACCTGACCGATTCGGTCGAGGTTCCGCAACGTTGGTTGCTTGCGATTATGACGGAGCTTGCGCGGCAGCTGGCGATGACGATTCCCGAGGTCAAGTCGGATGTTCTAGCCTACCTAGGACCCGAGGCGGATATGCAGCTAAAGCGGGCCTGGGCTTCCGAAACCGATCAGGCTCCGACGTTCCTGCGACCTCGCATCTGGAATTATACGAGGTAATCAGATGCCTATCTTTCTTGACCCGAGGGGGCAGGCAACTTACGGCGTAGGCATTTGTGCCCGCTGCAGCCGTAAGATGTTCCTGACCGAATTGCATTCCGACCCAAACTCACCGGGGCTAATGGTATGTAAAGCAGATCTTGACGTTTTGGATCCATACCGTTTGCCCGCACGAGAGACAGAAGACATCACTTTACCTTTCTATCGGCCTGACTTGGACCTAACTTCGCCGGGTCCGCTGTTGCCCGTCGATCAGATGCTAAGACAGCGACTGCAGACCGAGGACGGTCGGGATATCCTTACCGAAGACGGTCAATACATCATCGTCGATATACCACCGGGGCCTCTCGATGTTCCATAGAAAACTAATCCGCAACGGTTTCCGTGCTCTCGGGGCAATTCTAGTGACGGCTTCGGGGCTTGTGCATGCACAAGTCTCGATCTCGCAGCTACCTCCGGCGAATCTGCCATTAAAGCCTACCGATCAGATTATCGTTAATCAGACGATCAGTGGGGTTAAGGCCACTAGGCAGTCGCCTATCTCTACTATTACGGGGGGACTGAATTCTCACTTCGTGCTGCAGGCGGCAGACCCGACGTTACTCCAATCGAGAGTTCTGACGGGAACCGCTAATCAAGTAATCATTACCGACGGGGGTGCTCTCGGTAACCTGACGCTATCTTTGCCGCAGTCGATTGCTCCCTCGAATAGCCCCACGTTCGCGGGGCTTACCCTTACCGGGCCTCTCTCGGGCACCACAGCGGGGTTCTCGGGTAATGTCTCGGTGGCGGGGCTTACGGCTACCTCGGGTAACTTCTCGGGAGGAGCCGTTTCGATGGGAGCTTTAACAGCTACCACCGGCAACTTCTCCGGCGCAGTATCTGCCCTAAGCCTCTCCCTGACAAATCCCTTGCCGGCTACTTCGGGCGGCACCGGGCAATCAAGCTATGCGGTAGGTGACATCCTTTCGGCTGATACTACCACGACGTTGTCTAAGATCCCCGATGTCTCAGTCGGGAGCTATCTTCGATCCGGGGGTATCAACACTTTACCCCTGTGGTCCACTCTTAAATTGCCGAACTCTGCCCTCCAGGGGGATCTCTTCTTCGCTTCTGCCGCCAACACAATGGGTAACCTTGCTGACGTTGCTGCGGGTTCCTATCTACGATCCGGGGGAGTAGGGGCTAATCCGGTCTACTCGACTACAACGATTCCGAATACTTCGGTTTTAGGGGATCTTTGGTATGGAAGTGCGAGTAATGTCGTATCCACTCTTGCAGGAAATATCACGACAACCAAGCAGTTTCTTACTCAAACAGGTTCAGGTGCAGTATCTGCAGCTCCCGTATGGGGGACGATTGCTGCTGGGGATCTGCCCGGAAGCTTCAGTGGTTTTGCGAACCCTACCGCATCAGTAGGACTTGCCGCGGTAAACGGATCGGCCACTACTGCGATGCGGTCGGATGCCGCTCCCGCTCTTTCACAGGCTATTTCGCCTACGATGACGGGTACCTGGGTTTTTTCTCCCACGGCAGCTGGTACGAATTTTACCATCAATAATACGACTTCAGCGGCGTCCTCGACTTTACGGGTAGCTTCTACTTTTACGTCGATCTCTACTAACCCCCTGTTAACTTTGATCTCTACGGCTAGTACCCCATTGGCTACTTTCTCAATCTCTGCGAATGGTACTGTGGGGACCGATGATTTCACGATATTTCAGAATGGTGCTAGTAATCGTGACGCATCATTGCTGAATCGGTCGAGCACTAGGGTTCTGAATCTGGGGACCAGTGGCAGTAATCGAGTAG